GTCAGGGGCTCCAGCATCTCCCACGCCGGGTCCTTAAAGGGGACCAAGCTGTTCGGCATACTACTCAACCTCGTGTTGAAAAGCATAGTATCGCTCGTCAGAAAAGACGAGAGCCGAATTGTCCTTTATTAACATGTTGCATAGATAATCCATGTCGTAGAGTCCGATGTCGTACTTGGCCATGACTAAATCGAGAAAATCATCATCAGAAATCGAAAGATTTTCGCCCAACACAAGCTGATATGCCTGCTCCGGAGAGTCCAAGCCCTGTTTAGAAAACCAGGTTAAATCATTAAACTTGAGTTGGCGTGCGTCGATTCCCGTAGAGAGGAACCGGTCGATAAAAGCCCGTCGAAGATAGTCAACGTGGCGAAACTCGTATGCGTAAGATAGGGCCTTGCCTGCTACATACTCCATGTCGGACAGGTCCTCGCGCCTGTTCGCGCGCGCGTTGAACCTGCAAAGTGCTTTACCAATGAGTGGGACCATGAAGTATTGATCACCCCTAAAATAAAAAAAACCGAGAAAGAAAGGTCAGGTCAGCCAAGAACCGGCGCTCTGAAGCCTTTAGCACCATACCTGCGTCAAGACAGTGCTTCACCCACAGTGCTTTTGGAATACCTCGGTCTCCTACGCCGGCAGCCACATCGTCACCGAGAACGGCTAACTTCGATCCTCGCAAATTTATGCGCTCACAGAACGAATACCACAAAGACAAACTCCAAACAGTGTTTCGCGAAGTGGTGTCAGTGCCCCCAGTGGCAAGCTGATTTGAGATATCAGCACTGACGCCATAATCATAACTTACGACGCGAAAGGTCTTTGAGTTCGCAGCATAAAATTTGAGGAACCACACCGGACATCCACCACGTTTTAGCCAGTGTCCAAAGATTACATGTACGTCCGAGAGTTGGCTCTTGTCGTTCGCGGAGAAGTCACCTTCGAAATACCTTGATTGACCACTCATGAACTGCGCGATCGAAGTATCCTTCTCAGAATAGGCGAACATTACCCTACACCTCTCGTCTGTAAACGTGTCCAACCCGTGTTTAAGACGTTTGTTAAAACAGTGCATTATCGGGCCTGTTAAAACATTGTACTCGTCTGATCCTACGTAAATAACACGGGGTGCCCATGACGGGTCATTTCGTTTTAAGAGCACTTCACCCTTGACCATGAGAGACTTGGTGTTAAGGGAACGAAAGTCCACGTCGTGAAGGTTTAAAAGAGCCTTGTGCATCCTATCTCGCTTATCGGTATCAAACTTGGAAACCCAGTCATCAAACAGGTCCTGGGTCCAGGAGTAGGGCACAACCTTCGGGAAGACACGGTCAGCCAAACGCTTTGCTGACTTGACAATATCTGGCGCAACACTTGCGTCACTGTGGTAATTACACCTCTTGTTGAAAGCGGCCAATAAAGACCGCATATCATTGCCAGTGACGACCGGGACCTGTTGGG